AGACGAAATTATTTTTTATGCTTCTAGAACAGATACAACTCTACAAGAATGTTCTAGAGGAGTTAGTGGAAATACAACTCTAGGTGATCTGTATTCTGAATCTAACTTCCAAAGCACTACTGCGGCATCACATGTTGCAGGACATAAAGTATTCAATGTTAGTAATCTTTTCTTATATGCGTTTATAAGAAATTTTGAGACACAATATCTTGGATCATTCCCAGAAAAGTATCTCAAGGGCGATGTTGATAAAAGAACCTTAATCAAAAATATCCAAAAGTTCTACAAAACAAAGGGAACTGATAGCTCAATTAAATTTATTTTCAATACAATCGTTGCTAAGGATATTGAAAATAAACCATCTGTTTACAAACCAAGAGACTTTACTTATAAGTCTTCAGATTCAGATTGGGTCAATATTTACGCTTTAAAAGTAAAGGTTGTTTCTGGTGATCCAAAGTCTTTAATTGGATCCAAAATCGTACAGCTTCCATCAGATGAATATGAGTATGCTTCTGCTACTGTAGATAATGTTTTTCCCGATGGAAATTTAGATGGTGAAAGAATTTGGAATATTGTATTAGCACCAGAAACAGTTAATGGATCGTTTGCTATTTCAACAAAAACCAGACTAGAAAAAGATTTGCCATCCACAGCAGATTTTGGAGATAGAGTAGATGTTTTTTCTACTGTTGGATGGGAAAATATTGGAGAAATTTTAATTGGTGAAGAGACTATTTCTTTTTCGGATAAAAATATTACTCAATTTATC